GTATAAGCCCTCTGAGTCAAGTATCTATTAGCTAGGAGTTGCTAAGGTTCCGCCATTAACACCATTATAGTTTAAAACCCAACTATAAGAGCCACCACCTGATAAGTCAGTTGTAGTTGTATCAACAACAGCCATATAGTTGCCAAAACCACTTCCACCGCCAATTGTAATACAGTTAGAGATTGTAGAAGTAGCACCGCCACCGCCATTAGCTGCACCGATAGTATTGTAATGGACTTGTCCTTTATAACTGATATTATAAATCACGCTTGTAATCGTACATCCGTCACCAATCATAAAGTTGTTCCTGAACACCTTAGCCCAAGTATTAGATGAACCGATATTAATGATTGAACTAAATGTCAAACTTGACACATTAGTTGCAAAAGTATTTCGTTCAATTAAAATAAATGAACTTGAAGATGCAGAACAGTCAATTTGAGGCACACCACTTGTAGAAGTAGCATTCAAATTGAAGTGATTGTGATGAATGTGCATACAGTCAGCAATACCGCCAGTAACTACGATTGTTCCTTGATTATTGTAATTCTTGAAATAAAATCCTGCGACTTCACAATTACCGCCAGTCAATAAAATAATATCATCGTCATAAGTCTGGTGGATTTTAACTGCTGAATTTGAACCCTCTTCTTGTCTATTAGATAAATAATCCATACCAATCAAATGCACATCTCTTTTAGACATTGTCAGTTTAGCACCAAGGTCATAATCGTTTGTTGAAGGCATAACAATAACATAATCATTTCTGCCTGCAACGCATTTATCTAATGCTGCCTGTATAGCTAAATCGTCTGTATCAGCTGAAGCGACAGTAGGATAAAACCTCTGGTCGCCATCTCTGTCAACTGGGAATTCATAAGATAAATCCGCAGTCCAAGAATCATCAGCGTGTCCTACAAAGAATATCTTGCCTAATGTAGCTGGAAGCACCCTTGTAATAGCACCATATCTTGAAGGCTGATTACCATTCATATTTTTTTTAGTTATCTTATTTAACAGCCTCACTCCCTCCGAGTTTCCCCTGTTACGGGATTGCTCCTATTAAATAAGCTGAATTAAATTTAAGAAGTTGGAGTACTACCGATAATACCTTTTGGAGATACAGTAGCAATACCGTATCGGCAATAAGCTGAATATGTCCAGTTGAAATTATGAACATCTTCACCGTTATTACCCTCGCTTGGAGTCTTTAAGGTTGGAGCAATCCATTCACCTAAATAAGCCTGCCAACCATTAATACCTTGACCAGTAGCTGCAATGAACCACCATCGTCTTTTGGTAGAATCATAAGCACCAGTTGCGTCAGTTGCCAAGTTAGGCAAAATAACGTGTCTCATCTGGTTCTTATATACATTAACAACACCTGCCTGGACTGCGTCAATATCAGCTTCTGATTTTAAAAGCTGGGTTACTGCACGAACAGTTGAAGGGTCATCACCTGAGATAATGGTGTTAAAATTCATTACTCTCTTCTCGTAGAAGTTGGAGTAGATATTAGTAGCTGCAAGTAATTTTGCTGCTTCATAAGCACCTTGGCTAAAGACTGGGTCGCCTGTAACTCGATTACTGTAAGTGTTGGAATTGAAAGCCAAAGAGTGTAAAGCATAACATAATACCTGTCCATCACCAGTAGTAGTAGTGACAGTCTGACCATTTTTATCAGTATAGGAACTTGAAGTAGCGAAAGTTAATCGGTGTGTTAAGTCTAAATCCTGCCTGTTTGCACAGAAGGACGACAAATTGGTGATATATGTACCGATTTCCATATATCTATTGTCATTACGCATTTCCAAAGTAATATCAATTTCCTTTGCAAATGTTCGGGCGGTCATATCAACGCTATAACCGATACCAACCTTAGACTTCTGAGAGTTGGCACCTTCACCCTTATAGTCAGCATAAGTTTCAACATCAATTTCATTGTATCGCTTTGTTGAACCATTGCCTGAGCCGATCTGTTCAGTGATATAGAGCTGTTTAGCGACTGGCTTAACAGTATCTTTATGCACCAAGAATGTCCTGCGGACTAAATCGGTCATCTCTGGCAACGAACTTATACTAACAAGAGTTGTTTGATTACCTGTTGTCATATATTTGTTAGTAAATTTATGTTAGTAACATTGTTGCCGCAAAGCGGACTAATGCCTTTGACGCACTTATGAAGGCTATAACCTGGCATTGTTTGTAGCTATTGTTTCCAACATCTACTTTAATGCCAGTACTTGAATACAAGTCGTAAGAATTCCCAATCATGGAGGTTGTAAGAGTGCCTTGGACATCTGCATAAAACAGAATATCTTGAGTTGGCACCCAGCAAGGCACATTTGTTGCAACTGCATAATCGTCATCTGTAGAAGCGATATTGCGAGCAATTATCCTCAGCCCGTTTACAGTTGAATTTGAAGCCTGAGCGATTGTACCGCTGGCTACATGGACAACTGAACCGATTGCGAAGGCTTGGCTTGCTGTTCTTGGCATCCACTCTGTTTTGGGATTTCCGCATGCTGGATAGAAAGCCATATAAGTTAAGTTAATAACATAGTTGCTGCGAAGCGAACTATTGCTTTTGTTGAACTTACAAAGCCTATAATCTGGCACTGCTTATATCCTGTAGCACCGCAATTTACCTGTATGCCTGTTGTTGAGTATAAATCATAGGAATTACCGACCATTGAAGTAGTCAAGGCAGTTCCTGAATATACATCAGCATACCAAAGCGTATCTTGGGTTGGTACATAGCAAGGAATAGGATTTGTGGTGGCATAATCGCCATCGGTTGAAGCTACTGATCTTGCTGTGATTCTTAACCCGACTACAGTAGTATTTATAGCAGTAGTAATTGTACCACTGCCGACATAAACTACTGAAGCATTGGCATAGGCTGTACTGGCAGTCTTAGGATACCACTCTATAAGCGGTTTGCCTGCTGCGATTGTAAAAGCCATATAAGTTTTACTTAAAAGGTTAATTAAAAAGATAGTCAATATAACTATCTAATGTTGTTCCGAGGTGTCTTTCCCCGTAGATGTTTTTATAAGCTTATCCGCTAAGCTAAGCGTAGATTGGACTTTTATCCCTTAAAGTCTAACAGGCAACTGATTAGGTACGCACATACCCAATCAGATGAGCCTGTCGGCTTTATGTCATATCTTTGTCGGTTAAAGGTTCGAGTTCGTATTCTTCTTTTAACTCTTTTAATTTACTATCTATATCCGACATCTGTAAATCCATCATATCCTTGCCCCAAATTGATTGCATTGCGTATTCATAACTCTTATCTAGGCTGGTCATTACTTTTTCTTCTGTGAACTCAATGGTTTGTTTGATTATCTGCCAAATATAATGCCGATCTGCCCAGTTGATATTGTTCCTTAATATCACTGCCAAGGCTATCTCTGCTATGACATTATACGCTTCTATATCTCCTTCTTTGATATTGCCCATTGGAAGTTCATGCTGTGCTATCTGACCAAGAATTTCACGAGCTACAGGTATACATCTATCATCTCTCAATTTAGTTTCGTTAAGTTTCCTTTTCTCTTCTCCTCTTTTAAATATATCAAATAGTTTGCCCATAGTTATCTCCTTGGGTTAAGATAGCTCCCATTAATTTGGAACTTCTGTCCTTGCAACTCACCATCTACAACTTCTACATCATAGATATTAACCTTGCTTTCAACCTCATAATCCAATTCTTCATTGGTTTTTCTGTCAGTCTGCGGATCAATCTTAACTCCATGATTAGCAATAACTACTTCAGATTTAGTTTCGGTCTTCAATATCTTGACATTACTGACAGGGACTTTGGTCATAAACCATAAATACCCCTTTTCCACAGTCTCACCATTAAGTAAATGCAGAGAGATTTTTAAATCACGACCCCAAATATCATTGTTATCCTTAATCTGATCCCAGCTGATTACAGGCTGACTGTCAACTATTGCTACCATAGCCAGTCTGTCAGTTGCACGCTGCGGTTTCAAGCTTGGAGTAGTTACTCTTTTCTCTAACTCATTAATCCTTTGGAGTATAGCTTTATACTCTTCTGGTTTTAAAATTATATCTTTTGGCATATATTATTCTTTCTTTGGCAAGTCTACTGACAAGCCCATTAACTCAGCTTCACGACGACCCTGTTCCGTATCCGCAAAGCTCTTTTTCTTAGTTCCTTCCTCTTCCATTGGCATACCTCTGGCTGAGATAGCCCTGTAAATAGGATTTGGGTTTTTCTTGCCCTCTGTCGCAAGAATAAATGCCTTCCTTGCCTTAGCCATTATCTCTTCTTTAGTCTCGGCTTTACCTGCAAGCTCATTGTCAAAAAAGTACTCCATCTTTTTCTTTAACTCTTCATCACCCGAACTGAACGCCATATACGCTTCGTCCTTCCACTCTTGCTGTACCCTTTCAGCCCAAGTTTTCTTTTCCTCTTCTAATTCTTTCTGCTTTCTAAGCAGTTCCTCTTCTTTACCTGATAGCTTCTCGCCCTTCTCAGCTTTTTCCCTAAGGAGCTTGATATTCTCGGCATTGGATTTCATCTTACCAATGTCCTCTTCCAGCCCCTTAATCTTCTCAGCCTGCTCATTCATCTCGTCCTCAGTATAAGCCTTGACCTCATTGCCATTCTCGTCAAATAGTGTTTTAACCATTTGTTTCGTATTAATAATTAGCATTTACCTCTAAGTAGCATTAGAGATATTACCAGTCGTGCTACCGACGGATATATTTTTATTTGCCCCTAACATTTATTTATTACCTGTCTTCATAAAAGGCATTGCACCAGCCATACCTCCGACTACTGCACCTTTTTTAGCTCCCTTTTTAATGGCTTTTTTAATTTTCTTTTTCATAATTTATTGATTAAGCGGAGAATAAGGATCAAAAGTATCTTCCTTCTGAGACCTTAATTCATCCAGTTTATTAGTTAGTCTTTTTAATTCGTCTAGAATTTCTTGATTGCCGACTGCTTGTCCTCTGAACCTTATCGTTTCGTCCCAGCTTTTACTATCAGCACCTGCACTTCTGATATTCTTGCCTACTAAGAATTTGACTATCTTATCAAGTGTCGGATCGGCATAGAGTTTAGCGGCTTTCATCAGAAAATCCTCGTCTCCTATTTCCTCATACTCTTCAAGAAAATGTACCTCGTTTTTACGGATTATATTTATTATATTCTTCCACTTCATTGTGCTCCAGTCATTGTATTAAGTGTCGGTCTATTAGGTTTATTAACTGCATTCGTCATACTTTGACCCATTTGCTTAGCCATCTGCTGACCTTCACCACCAGGTTGCTGACCTTGTTGTGGCGGTTGCTGTCCTTGCGGTGGCATACCAGGTTGTTGCGGTGGCGTCTTAACAAACAATTTATCGGGATCTTCTTTACTTTGTACTGCCCATCTATTTTCTACATAATCCTGCTGGAACCTTTCCTTGCCGAACAGCTGATAACCTTCTGCTATTCTTTGTGTCCACATTGTTTTCTGTAATTCTGTGGTTTCTTTTTCTGTGGGAGTAATTGAGATATACCAGTTAATAGGGAATTTCCTTAACTCCTCTCCATTAAGATACACCTTCTTGACTGGCGGTTCACCTGGTCTAGACAAGATGTTATTCTCTGCGTCTATCATTTCAGGTGTCTTGGATTGAGTAGCTTCTGGATTGAATTCTACCACTTTACGGATAGGTCTGCCTAATTCATCTGTGCTATCTATACTAAACTGCTGATAGATATCTTTAAGTTTCTTTTTAGTCGGATCTACCTGCTTATCTATGGCTTGTGTCCAATGGTCTAAGATGTTATGTATTCTTAACTCGCATAAATCTTTTTCAAAAGATATTATACCCCACATCAATAACCCTAATCTCATCATTTCCTGACGCTTAACTTCCATTTGTTGCTGGGCGTTTATCTTGCCCTTAGGCATTTGACCCAGCTGTGGAGTCAAGGCTTTTTCGTCTACTATCTGTTTAATCATCTGGAATACCTGGGCTTCTGCTGGTTGTACACCCTTAAACTCTACTCCAAACGCCTTTAATCTATCAGGATTGATATCGTCTGTGAAAGTACCAGGTAAAAAGATGTTTCTGCTTATCGCTCTGCCTGTATTGTTAGCCATTGGCGGGAACATTGATTGTTGTGCCTTGACTATGAATGTCCTTATAAAATCGTCCAGTACTTCCTGGTCAAACTTGGTTTCAGCTGGAATTGACCTGCAATAAGCAAAATCTACACGGAGCGGGTCTACTGGGAGTTGTGCAATCGGATATTTACCACTAGGGCTGATAACACTTAACGGAAAACCTACTTTTAACATCATTACTCCGTTTAAGATTATATTAAACTCGTTATTAAATTTATCATAATAGTGGATTCTTTCAACACCATCAACCTGTGTCCTTATATCTAAATTGGCATAATCGTATAGTTTGGTTACTTTCTTAGGCACATATTCAAACCTATCCCACTCGCCATAAACTGACTTTGCCTCTTCATAACTAAGCATATCTATCGTGAATATAAACGGCTGGTTTTGTATATAAAGTTCAAAGATATTACCTAAAAATACACGCTTGCCAGGTATTAACCTTGCTTCACATCTTGAAGCTACCTTTACCAGTTCCTCTTCCCACTTAATAGCGTTTACTTTGCCTGTATCCCAATCTTTACTGATAGTCTTTTGCTTTTGGTATTCTTCGTACCACAACTCCTCTACATAAGCGTTGCCCTGCACTATGCCCTCCCTATAAATCATTGGTCGTTTCTGATCATAATTCTCTATCTCCCTTGACTTTTTGACTAAATCTCCAATCGTATTGCCTATGCCATACAACATCATATCGTTCTTATCAAAAGCTATAATGTTAGGCTCAAGGTTATAATTCAACAATGCCGCCAAGATAGATTTATCTTTCTGTCTGACGGTACCAGTAACAACCAGCCTTTCCTCTGGATTCTTACGCCTGCGGATATACGCCAAGTCTGTCTTGAAGTTCCTATCATAATAAGTGATATAATCCATATCGTCTAATTCTGTATAGCTTGCTGACCTTTGGTCATTAGCTTTACCCAACCGTTTTCTTAACTTAACTAAATAAGTCTGCTCGTCTTCTGAGTATTTATCAAATGCAGGTATACCCTGCCTCTCAAGTTGTATGTCTTGCACTGTCTCACTCATATTTTTATGATATCATTGAATAAGGATCAAAGTCTGATTGCTTAGGTAAATAGCTATCTACTACCTGCTTATCTTCCATTGTTGGCGGTTTATCAAAAGTTAACATTAAAGCGTCTGCTATATCAGGACTTTCATAACCGTACTTCTTCATCTCGTCCTTAGGCATTATCTGTAATTTACCACTGCTATCCTGAGCTTTGAACTTTATCTTTAACAACTCTGACCAATCCTGAGAAGCGTCTAGTTTACCGCCCTGATTTAACCATTGCTTTACTCTCCAATAATTCTCTGATCTGCGATTTATAAACCTTGACTTATCGTCTGGCTCTGCACCGAGAGTAACTGAGTTTATCTGATACTTCTGCTCCCATAACCTATCACTTACACCACCGCCTACACCTGTATCATCCGTTGACCAATTAAGCGGATTGATTTCGTATTCTTTACCTAACCTGACCGTTGTACCAGTAGTTGACATTAAGTCTGGATCGTGGTTTCTTCCTATTTGCGTAGCGTAGTTTGAAGTCCTTAACACCCAGACATTGAAATTACCACCGCCTCTGGCTATATCTACACCCATTAATTTTTCGCCAAACCAAGCAGCCTTAGGCAATTCTACTAAAGCGTTTTCTAACTCTTTATCTGTTATTAAGAAACTCCACCCTTTATCGTCTACTGCTTCTGCTTCTGGAAACTTATTCTCATAAAGTATAGAAAAATTAGGTTTCTTCTTGGCTTCTTCCATATCACTTTCATTTAACCTACCCTCTTTAATACCAATAGTATAATCTATATTTATTTTAAAGTATTTCGGGTCTTGATAGCTTTTAAGAAAATGGTTTCTGGCAAAAGGATTACCTATCTTCATATAAAAATTATCCTTCTTGCCAGTTACCATACGGAAAATCTTACTTTCTGAGACATCGTCTATTAACGGAGCGTCATCTATTGTTACATTCTGAGCACCAAAACCCATTAAATTATTACTTGCTCTTTGCTTATTAGTTGAATCGGCACTTAATACAAATATCTCTCCAAAAGTATTATCACTTAACTTATAAACCAACCTTTGCTTAGACTTCTCTCTTCTTAACCTGTCCAGACTTTCAGCTGGATCAACCTCCAAATGCTTTTCTATAAACTCGTTATCAAAACTATGTTCAATGATATACCCTATTATAATCTTTGCCTGTTTGCCTGTTCCTGACACAATAGCCCATTTTTCTGGGAATGTATTAATCCTTGTCAGAATTGCTAATGCCACTACCAGTGATTTACCGTACTGGGTATAGGTCATAAGATGTATTCTGTTGTGTTTCTTGGAATACACCTCATCAAATATCCTGCATTGATTATCAGTCAAGATCAACGGTTGACCTGTTTCGTTTTTATATAAAGTACTGACCAAATTCCTTATTAGCTCAATTCGGGTCATTGTTTTAATCTGCACCCTTTATCGTACCTTTATTAATACTGGCGTAGAATACCTGCTTGCCCTTCTTTTTACCATACTGCTTTGACATTGCTTTTAATATCTTTTTACCCTTCTTTTTAAGTGGCATAAATTTATTTAGGATTAGTTTGTAAATAGTCGTTCCAATCCTCACCTAAGTTTTGTATTATCTGCCTTTCAATTATTGTAGCATGTTGATGTTGCTTGTAATAAGGAGCTCTTTTACTATCACCAGGTTCACCTTTCTGACCGCTTTTAACAAGTTGTATATCAAAGTCTGTTATGTCCTGTTCAGGCATACCTTTATCTATACATTCAGCCATTTCTGATAACTCGTGCATTATAATAGCAAATGCGTGTTTCCAATTACTGAATTCTGAGACCCTGATTATCCACCTGCCTTTATTATCTACATACCAATCACCATGAGTTTCATACCTTTGTTTCTTATGCGGTATTGTTTTAATTAGAATTTCCATAATTGATTTTCCTTAATATGAATTGCTTATCAGCTTCATTCCAGGCTGCTTCGTATTCTCCTTTATTTGTAGTTGAGGCGAATTCTTTTAATTCTCCTAATGAATTCCTCACATAAATTTTACCTGATTTCATATTTGTTTTGTGGTTATGTCTTCTCCTGAAGCTATTTGCTTTAATTGTTTCTCTATCTCTTCCATCTCTCTCTTATCTGTTAAGTCTATCTCCTGCTTAGAAGCAAATTCCTTCTTAACTTTCCTCTCTAAATACCACTTAGCTGTTTCAGGCTGTCCTAAGTTGCTTATTACCGTTTGTCTTGCCTTTAAAATAGGATTATGCCTTAATCTGTCGAACTTTTCTTGCAGATCAGGAAATTGATTGACCCAATTATAATAAGTTTGTCTGCTAATGTTAGCGTAAAAACAGGCTTCCTCTACACTGGCGTCTATACTAAATGCGTGTTCAAGTTTCTTGACAACATCTTCATCGAGTTTACTCTGTTCGCTTAATCCTTTCTCTTCCTTGATACCCATATGTTTTATATCTTAAAATAATTGTGCTTTCTTTTTGTTTTCTTCGCTATCTTTAGCCAATTTCTTTCTTTCTTCTTCCTTGTCTAATAAGGTGTGGTTATTTAGTTTTGAGCTTTCATCATAAAAATACTTATAGTTTCGTCCCATTTTCTTGCCTCTGATCGTATGATTGTCCAAAGCGTATTCTGGAATTTCCCTATCATCTGTTTCGTGATTGTTAAAAAATGATATTAAAGTCCAATCCACTAATCTTGACTTGGGTGCCCTGACCAATAATAGAATGGCGTGAATTAAAAATAGCCTTTCTGGACGGTTTTTTTCATCTTTCTTTTTCTTTTGCTCTGTATAATTGTTATATAAAGCCTCAATGATTATAGGCATATTTATACTTGCCAAACCTACATCTTCTGAGGTTATTATCTTAATCCGTTTCCACAAATACTCATCATAGTTAGAATTAAAAAGTTCAATTCCCCAATATAAAGCCTCTTCTTCCAGCCCTCTTCTGACCGATTTCTGAAAGGCACTTGAAACCTCGAAAAAATCATAACCCTTTTTTGTCTTCATCTCAAATTTTACGTCTGATAAAGATAAAGTATTCATACTTTAATTATAGCATATTTCCCTTAATTCTGTAAAGTACTTTTGTGCATAAATTAATAAGGTAAATTCATTGATCGCTGATATTCGAATGATAAAAACTTCTTATCTTTACCGCCCTGCTTAATACGGATCACCTCACCAAACTTTTTCCTTAACCATAAAGTAGCCTGCTTTTCGCTTTCCAAAGTCCTAAAATCTGACAATCCTCCCCTGTTTTTAAAGGTTTTCTCCTGCATAAGATAAAACCTGGTATCTATAAACGCCTTTCTGTGATAATAAGCATTAAGGCAACTGGCATAATAATCTTCTACGCCTTGCGGTGCTTCTGTAAACCTATACTTACCCCCCTTAATACATCCCATAAAACATCCGTTGATATATCCTTGAAGCAAAAACGGTTTAAACTCGTCATAGAATACTGGCTGGACTATCGTGCCAAACCCGAATAAATACGCTCCCAACGCCTTAGCTGTATTATA